TGCGTGAAAAGTTTGCTGAACTTAAAGAAGTAACTTTAGAGTTACGTCGAGTTGAGCGGTTACTCAACATAACACGAGAGGAAAACCATCGTGATTTCATTACTAAAGCAGAAGTTCAGCGCATTACTGACCACATTGACCAACGTTTTAACAGGCTGGAAGAAAAAATTGACCAGCTTATTCGCCAAAAAGGTTGAATGATTATGGCGGGGATTGATACATTATTTAAAGGCGCTGTTGGGTCCTTGGCAAAAGACAAGATCACCAACACTTTAACTCCAACACAAATGGAGTTGGCGTCGTTTATTTTAAATCCCCAGTACTATATAGCCGAAAAGGGCGTCAACAAAATTGCGGAAATTTTAGGTTACGGTAGTGACTATAAAAATTTAAGTGATGATCAAAAAAATGATAAAGCTTTATATAAAGAAGTAATGCGCAATACAGTTGGGGATATGTTGCCAGAATCTCTTGGCGATATTGTGCGCGCCACGCCCAGAGAGACTGAATCCTATGACCCATATAACGGGTACTTTGCTCAAAATATAAACGACTGGATTAGCACACGCGATTCCACGCCAGAAAAATTAGATGCGTTTGAAAACACCGTTCGTGATATGAACTACGGTACACAAACCCCTGGTACTGGGAAGGCGGTTGGCCCACTGCCTGAAGACAATCCTATATTTGAAAGCAACGTTAGCAATCTGCCATATGAGCTCAAGTCCACGCCTACAAGCGGCGCGCCTGATGATTTTGACCCAGCTTTGTTGGCATCCATCATTCGAGGCGACAGCTCAAATACGGTGGACAACAGTATTACCGACGATATGGGTAACATCACAATTACGGATACAAAAAACACCAATACGCCAGGCAATGATTTTCTTAACACTCGATCCATTTCTCAGCCTATTACCGAAAACTTAGCTCCGGTAGGTTACACATTTGATGTTAATACGGGTACAGTAGTTCCAGCTACAGACACTACAAGCTTAGCTCCTGTTGGGTCTGCCTATGACGCCAATCTTGGCGTTAACGTACCGGCCACAACAATTCCGTCCATGCCAGATTACAGCCGTGCATACAGTGCGCTTGGCGGGGCCGAAGTTGTTAATAATTTAAGAGATCAATTTTTAAATATGGGTTTAGATGAAAACACGATTGGTTCAGTGTTTTCAAATTATTACGCACCTGAAACGGGTGGTGGAAAATTAGAAAATTTTTCTTATAGTCAGTATCGTCAAGGTGGTCAAATTCGGAAAGGTAAACGATAATGCCAAGCAAGAGTAAAGCGCAACACAATTTCATGGAAGCGATTGCACATTCGCCATCGTTCGCCAAGAAAGCAGGAGTGCCCATGTCAGTGGGTAAAGATTTTGCAACTGCCGATAAAGGCAAGAAATTTTCAAAAGGTGGCGATATGAAAAAGATGAATATGGGTGGCTATGCAGATGGCGGTATGCCTATGGTTAACAAGGGTGGGAAAATGGTTCCTAGCTTTGCTGCTGACGGCGTTGGCAAAATGGCCAAAGGCGGCATGGCCAAGAGCGACATGAAAGAAGACATGGAAGCTGATCTAAAACAAGACAAGTCTATGATGCAAAAGGCTGTAAACAAGCACGAAAGCCGTTTGCACAAAGGTGCGTCTATGACCAAGCTGTCTAAAGGCGGTACATTCCGCTCCGCTGCTAATGGCATTGCTCAACGTGGCAAAACCAAAGGCACCCAGATTAAAATGAACAAGGGCGGCATGCCCTGCTAAGGAGTTGATATGGCAAGAGAAACAGCATATTATGATGACCAATCCAAAGGTGGCGGCAGCTTGGCAAAAGCAGCTGCTAAAGGTCTTGGATTGGGCTCGGCTTTAGGCGCCGGCATGGCAGTAATGTCTCCAAAAATTGTTACCGATGAAGATCGTGAACAAGCCAAACGTGAAGCAGCTGCTGAAATGAAACGCGAAACTCGTGGCGTTCAGAAGCCTTCTAATTTTGATGCTATGGAAGAAGCCAAACAAGAAATTCAAGATGCTAAAGCGCGAGCCAAGATTAAAGCCATGGGTTATGCCGGCGGCGGTAAAGTTTCTTCAGCTTCCAAACGTGCTGATGGTTGTGCTACCAAGGGTAAAACCAAAGGCACAATGATCACCATGTACGGCGGCGGAAAGTGCTGACATGTTAGCCAGCCGCGGCATGGGCGCCATAATGCCCAGCAAAATGCCTCAAGGTGTACGCAAGGCGCGTAGGGATGACACTGATTTCACCCAATATGCCAAAGGCGGCAAAGTGGGATGTGATTGCCACGGCATGGCAGAAGGTGGTTTGTATGACAACATCAATGCAAAACGCCAACGCATAGCCGCCGGATCCGGTGAACGCATGCGTAAGCCTGGAGCTAAAGGCGCGCCTACAGCTCAAGCATTTGTTAATTCTGCAAAGACTGCTAAAAAATGACCACTACCGGCACCACGCTCTTCAATATGGACTTCACGGAAATCGCTGAAGAGGCATGGGAGCGCGCGGGCCGGGAGATGCGTTCAGGTTATGACTTGCGTACAGCACGTAGGTCCATGAACCTAATGACTATTGAGTGGCAGTCTAAAGGCATCAACATGTGGACAATGGAGCAGGGCATCATTACCCTGACGCCTGGTCTAGCTACGTATGCTTTACCAATAGACACGATTGATTTGTTAGAACATGTAATCCGCACGGGTTCAAACACTGCTTCAACCCAGGCTGATTTGACTATTACACGTATTAGTGTTTCTACCTATGCAACAATCCCAAACAAGTTACAACAGGCGCGACCGATTCAGGTATGGATCCAGCGGTTATCTGGCGAGACAAATCCTACAAGCTCTGTGCTTGATGGCGCGCTCACCTCAACGGACACAACGATCACGCTTAACACGGTGGTTGGGTTAGCTGGTTCTGGGTTTATTCGCCTGGGCACAGAAGACATTTACTACACCTACATATCGGGCAATACGCTGGGCGGCGTTTTCCGTGGACAGAACAATACAACCGCAGCTGCCCAGGCAGATGGCACGGCGGTGTTTGTGCCTCAGCTGCCTGCGGTGACAGTATGGCCAACGCCCGATAACAGCACCACATACCAGTTTGTTTATTGGCGCCTACGCCGTGTGCAAGATGCTGGGGCAGGTGTTAGTACTGCCGACATGAATTTCCGCTTCCTGCCTTCATTGGTGGCCGGCCTGGCATACCATATTGCAGTGAAAACGCCAGAGCTGATGCCCCGCATTGAAATGCTCAAGCAAATGTATAACGAAACGTTTGAAATTGCTGCCGGTGAAGACCGGGAAAAAGCTGCGGTTCGGTTTGTGCCTAGACAAATGTTTATTGGAAGCGGCGGAGGTTACTGATGCGGCTTACCAAAGAAGAGCTTAGTCAGCGACGAAAAGCTCATTATCAGGCAAATAAAGAACGCATCAAAGCGCGTGTGAATGCTTACCGCACAGCCAACAAAGAGCGCAAAGCATTAATGGATAAAAATTACTATGAACAAAATAAAGAAAAAGTTCAAAAGTATTTGGTGCAATACAAAAAAATGTACCGACAAGCCAATTCGGGAAAGTTAAATGCGCAAGAGGCCAAACGCAGGGCTGCTAAAGCTCAGCGCACACCAGCCTGGTTAACTGATTTTGATTGGTTAAAAATACAATGCCTATACCAAGTGGCTGCCATGTATTCAAAAGAGAGTGGTGAACCTTGGCATGTAGATCATATAATTCCTTTGCAAGGCAAATTGGCTTCAGGTTTGCATGTGCCCAGTAATTTGCAGGTAATACCAGGGTCAACAAACATGGCCAAGCGTAACAAGTTTGAGGTGTATTTTGGGTAATCGTTTCGCGTCCGGCAAGATAGCGATTGCTGAATGCGACCGCTGTGGCCAACAGTTTAGATTAAAGAATCTTAAAACTGAAATTATTAAGCAGCGCAAATACGAGTTATTGGTTTGTCCTGAGTGCTGGGACCCGGATCAGCCGCAGTTAATGTTAGGAACGTTTCCTGTGGATGATCCACAAGCTTTGCGTAACCCTCGTAAAGACACAACATATGTCACATCTGGTGTTAACGTTAATGGGAATCTCTCTGGCGGTTCACGAGACATTCAGTGGGGCTGGTATCCAGTTGGTGGAGCTAGTAATTTTGATGCAGGATTGACACCAAACTACTTGGTGGCAACGACATTTGTTGGTACAGTTACAGTATCT